CCTACGAGATAAATCGTTTTCGGATATATCGGTAGGTTTACCATCTAATGCAAACAACTCTTTGAAATGAACTATTGCGTAATGACCTCTTTTATGAAGTATGTGGCAAGATTGGTATAAAATTCTGTCTTTTTTAGATGCTACACCAATTCGTGTTAGTGTTTCTCTAATTTTTAGAAAATCATCTTTTTCTCTTAATATAACCTCAACACCATATCCTAAAAAAATATCTACATCACTCATTTATTATCCTTATTATTTTGGTGAAATATTCTTTTGTTCAAATTATTTTTCCATGGCAACATTTGTAGATTTGATTTTGAAGCACAATCTTCAATAGAAACGCCAGAATAAAAACATTCCGAAACACCTTTTATGTGGTCTAATTGATAACCACCATCAACCCCACATAAAGTTCTTGGGTAATTATTAGGATTGATTTCATTGGTATATTTAGAATATTCAATTTCTGTCAGCCACCGAACTTTTCTACAATATTTTTTATATTCATTTGTTTTATATTTTCTTTTAATATCAAATTTTTTAAGCCATGCATTTAATGATGATTTGTTTTTTATATCTAATAATTTAATTATATCGTCATTACTATATCTAGCATCTACCAATTCTTGCAAAGTTTTAGCATCAAGATTGTATTTTCTATTATTACCACCACCTTGAATTCGTCTTGTTAATCCAAAATGGTCTATCCATTTTCTAATTCTTAATTTATTACAACTATAATAATCAGCTAATTCTTGTTGAGTCATATTTTTATAAAGCGCAGAAAATTCTTTCTTGTCAGGATATTGTTTATATTTAATTTTATTTGTCATATTTAAACCTTTATAGTATATTTATATTTATAATAAATGTACTTTTTAAAGAACTATTTTTTAACGCCACCTTTATCCGTTTTAATTTTAATTTCTTCAATCTGTTTATCTGTCAATAATGACAAAGCCTCTTTGGCCTTTTGATTTGAATAACCAAAATATTCTTTAATATATTCCAAATCTTTATCAGTAGTTGATTTTTGCCAAGGTTGAAATTTTCGTTTCATTGGCCGAATAGAGTTGAGAAGATACTGATATTGAAGGTCTTTATCTAATCCTGGATAACAATTCAACTCATTAACATAGAGAACACAATCAAGATGGTAAGACAGAGCACGATTAACAACAAAAGGAACGTAATCTTTATAGTCCAATTCATCTTGAAATGGGTTTTTTTTAGTTTGAAGTATTGACGGAATTACATCTTTGAATAAATCCGCCATATTATTTCCATTCCACATCAACCATCAGTTCAACTAAACAAGCCATAAAATTAATTTCTCTGTCAGAGCAAAAAGCATTTTGATATTGATACTTAGCTAAAATTATTACAGCTTGTGGTATAGATTGAGGTTTCATATTGTCATACATTGAGTCATATATTTTTCTGAATAAAATTGAAGTATCTTGGTCAGAGTTATTTGTTACCCATTTACGAACGGAAGCAAAATCTTTTTCTTTTAGTCCTGAAACCAATGCATCAAGCTGAACGTCAGTAACATTATGCAAAATACCTTTATCAATGACACCAGATACGGAATATCGTTGAAGTTCATTGAGAATTCTCCTATTATCTGGAAAGTGTTTGGTAATTACAGCAGCAACTACTTGCTTATCATATTGGATATTTTCTTGTTCAAGAATCCACTCAACACGTTTGAAGAATTGAGCAGCCATCTTTGCCTTGTTACCATTAATCTTGAAGTCAATGACCGAACACCGAGAATGGATTGGGTCAATGATTCGATTCTTAAAGTTACAAGTGAAGATGAAAGAACAGTTTGAGGAGAACTCCTCGATTGCACCACGCATTGCAGGTTGCGTTGAATTAGGATTTAGATAGTCCGCTTCATCAATGATGATTACTTTTCTGCCACCAGCAAGAGAAATCGAACTAGCATACTGTTTAATCTTAGTACGAAGGACATCAATACCTGATTCATCAGAACCATTAATAACAAGATAGTCACAACCAACTTCTTCACAAAGTGCTTTTGCGATAGTTGTTTTACCGACACCTGCTGAACCAGAGAGAAGTAGATTTGGAATCTCTTTTTTATTGACATACTCTTGGAATGTGGTTTTTATTGCATCTGGTAAAATACAATCTTCCACTTTTTGTGGCCTGTATTTTTCACACCAAAGAATCTGTTTTAAATCACTCATAAAATCTCCATAATATAATACAACTTAAAAATTACTTCAATTCACCTTGAATACGACCAACAACTTCAGTAAATGATTCAGTAACAGCAATGTTACCATTTAATACATTGATAACTGTAGCATCTAAACCACTTTTTTCATCTTTAGTAGTAAAGACACAAACAACGTGTTGCGGGTTTACTGAAACTGAATTACCGTTTGTTGCATCTGTAAAATTGATTAACATAATTATCCTATCTTAGTGTGTTTAGCCTCAAATGCTACCCAATATTGAATATCATCTTTGGTATTTTTGAAATGTGCTACGCCTTTGAATGAAATCTGTACATCATAACTACCAGGAATCATTTTAAAGTTTTCTGTATTGAAAACAATTTTGTATTTGCCAGTAGTTTTTGTTGTATCAATACCAATTGAATTTTCATGAGCGGAATCATTAGTTGCATCAAAAGTTACAATTTCAACCGTATCGCCATCAGATTGTACGGCAATATGTGGTGAAGATAATACTTTTGCAGTATCCATCACTAAGTTATAATCAGCGGCAGATAAAGTAAAAGAAACATCGACTGTACCCAATGTGATATCTCTATCTGGTGCTTTGACAATCATTGTATCAGCACATTTACGATATTTGATTTTGTTACGACCACTTTGAAAAGTAATGTTTGCATCATCAAAACTAAGTTCTGGTTTATCTTTGAATAAAGAATTAACAGACAAGAATTGATTCAAGTCATACACACAAAATGTTTCTGGAAAGTCATCAGACAAATTAGCTTCTGCCATCAATGCTTTACTTGTAGAAACAGTTTTAATTTTTTTACCTTGTTTAAATTCAAGGCCTTCATTGATAGTTGAAAAGTTCTTCAACACATTTAAGGTTTCATTTGATAGTTTCATTCACTTCTCCATTATTTAAAAAAAATATATATATACTACTTTAACATAAAAAAATATAAATGTCAATAGTTTTAACATTTATACCATAATTAATATTTATAAATCTGTGTTCATATAAATACATACATGAACGCAATTAAAAACCAATTATACCTAACTCGTTATTCGAAATTCATCAATTCTTGTAAATTGAGGACTTATATTGGATATACTGAAAATCACCACATACTGCCTAAATCCATGGGTGGTTCTAATGAACCTTCCAATATAATTAAACTTTCTGCTAGAGAACATTTTATTGCACATTGGATGTTATGGAAAGCATATCAAAATAAAGAAATGACTTTCGCTTTTTGGTCTATGAAAATGAGTCCAAAAGGAAAAAGAACATTCAAATTAACTTCAAAAACATATTCTATACTAAAAGAACAACATTCAAAATTACAATCCGAAAGAATTAAAACTTATAATCCTATGTTTAATCAAACAATTAAAGACAAATTAAGAAAGTCAAAAACTGGAAAGAAAGCATCCGAAGAAACCAAATTAAAAATGTCTATTAAACGAAAAGGTATTGAAAAATCTGAAGAAACTAAATTAAAAATGTCGTTATCTTCAAAAGGAAAACCAAAATCTGAACAACACAAAAAATCTTTGTCAAAAAATCACTACGACTGTTCAGGTATCAACAATCAGATGTATGGTCGTAGTGCAATAAAAGAAAAAAATTTAAAATGGTATACAAACGGATTAGAAAATAAATTTATACCGGAAAATACCCAACCAAATGAATGGTATAGAGGCCGAGTAAAAGTTATTTCTTAATGTAATTTTCCCATTCTTCATCATCAAATAAATCTCTCTCTAAAAGAAACATGATACAACACATAGCGTGTGCTAGATGATTCTTACCTGTTTCTTGGTCATTTTGTTCACCTGATTTCCAAGCCCATAAATGTCTTTGTGCGGCATCAAAGTATCTACGCTTGGCATCTGGTACTTTTTTCCAATTATCTGGTTCATACTTCTCTGCACCAAAAGTCAGTATCCCTACAATTTCTTTTAATGCAAATGGTGGTAGTAAACCATACTGCAATTTACCACCATCAAATTTACGACCACCTGTGGTGGCCGTTTGTGATGCTTTTACTAAATTCATATAACTTGGTGCAGTAATACTTGCTTTAATTTCTTCTTCATAATCGTTTACGGAAGATGAACCGCCAATGACTGTCTTTTTCATCACATTTCTCCAACAAAATTAGCAACTGCTGGCATATCTCCTTGGAAATGATAAGTACCAATGTGTGATGTTTTCATCCAAGGACATAAGAAGATTTGTCCGCCCATTTTACGCCACATTTGACAGAACATATAATCTTCAGACAGATAACGGTCAGAACCGCCACCAGTAATTGAATCTTTAGTATCAATGACTGTATCAAAGAAAGCATGAATGTAACGTGAGCCGTCAAAGTGTGCTTGTCCAACATGGTCTGGTTTATAACGAATAGATGGATATTCTTTTTCCATCTTAGCAAATACTTCACGTTTAATCATCATGTAACCAGTACCAATTTCTAATACATCAAGGGGTTCTGTTACAGAGAATTGTGCTGTACCTTTAACTGGATTAAACACATAATCACCAGTTACTTGTGCCAGTAATCCTTCTTCAATATCAGGATTTTTTACGACTGCCTTTTTAACAGCACGCCATTTAATGGCTTTCTTAGGATAAGGACCACCAATAACATCTTTATCTAAAGCTAACAAGGCAATAACATCTTTAGGATCAAAATTAATGTCCGAATCAATGAACAACATATGTGTGCAATCAGAACGATGAATAAATTCGTCAACAAGATAATTTCTTGCTCGAGTAATTAGTGACTCATTAAATAAAAATGAGAATTTGATTTGTATGCCATACTGTAAACACATACCCTGTAAATCAAGACAGGCTTTCATGTATAATCCATGATTCATACCACCATACATAGGTGTTGCACAAAAGATAGATTTTTTTTGTAAATCTTCTTTTTTGATTGATATTTCCATTTGGGCTCCGAGGAATAATAAAAATGGGGGAATTAATCCCCCATACTACTTAAGCAGCGAAAGAGTAACCTGCAGATAAGGCAGCTTGAACCATTGCCTTAGTTGGTGTACCTAAACGATAAGAAGCAACTTTCTTACCATCAACAACTTTAGTGTTTGTGTAGATACAATGACCTTCTTTACGTAATTCTTCAATACGTGCAGAAACATTTTGAATGCCGAAACGGCGCTGGGCTTGCTTAACAGTAAAAGTGTTGTAACCACTTGTTTGTTTCAAAGCAAGTAACATTTTATCTTTAGCAGATAATTTCATAATAAAACTCCTATTCATAGTTAAAAAATAAAACCTCGTGGATTCACGAAGTACTCACATCATATCATTATATATGTGTATATGTCAAGCGTTTATCGACCTACTTGTGGTAAATAACGCTCTTTGGTTTCCTCCCAAGAGAGGTAAATTAGGTCATCATAGAAAAGTGTTTCATATGAAACATTACCTTTTTTCTGAAGTTGCCTAATTCTTGGTTTTGCGTAACGAGTTTTCCAAATGTTTGCCAAAGCTTCTTCACTGGTATCAAAAGACTTTACCAATGATTCATCCGTAATTTCCTTACGGAGAAATTCGTTTGTGTTATTATAAAGTGGAGAAAAATATATTCCACGTTGGTGTTCGGTACGAATCAATTCTTTAGGAATCTTTAATTGTGAATAAGCAAAATTCAAAGAACGATTTTTGTGGTCACGTTTTAAAGGAAGGCCTTGTTGATTCTTTGCTTCCCACCACTCGAAGTATTTTCTAGTGTGATTCTCTTTAATCCAATCAAACACCAATTTTTTGGTTGCTCTACTTGGTTCAAATGCAACTGAGCCAGAGGAGAACCCCATTGGGTTCCAATGTTCGAGTCCATCGTATTGTGATAACCCGCCTGCTTTAGTTTTTCCATACAAGCTGGTGGTAGTAACTCCGACCAATGTGTCGCCATATTGTCTTTTCCAATCTTTCTGAACTGTATCTGATAAACACATCAATGCCAATAACTTACCACCCATATAATTAAAGCCTAGTGGTTGTAACGGAACGATGGTGGATCCAATCGCAGTATGATTAATCATGTGTTGCTGTGTCTTAACATCTCTCGACCATCCTATTGCGTTATCACGTGGTGTGAGGTCTAGAAAGTCTGAACTGATACAGATAACACCTAGATATTTGCCTGTAACCTCATCTGTTAGAACATAAAATAGGTTACGACCAATGTTAGAATTGTTCTTCATGGTCGATGAGAAGGTACGAATAGCATTCCATCTTTCGGCATCAGGACCATTTGAAAGAACCATAACAGGTTTTAAATTTTCATAATCATCAGGTGATTGTGGTACCCAAAAATTAGAGCGAACTTGTTTAATAAGTTTCTCTTGTTCTGGATAAACCATCTGTAATTCTTGACCAAATAATGTAGAAACTTCTTCCACAGGATATCTTTCTTTGACTTCACACCACTTTTGGTATAAAGTATATTCACGCACATCCATTTTTGAAGCATATTCTAAATCCTTGATAAGGACTTCTTTCATATTTACTTCATCAATGTGTTCAAAAGAAGATGGTGGATTATCTTCTTGCCATTCTTCCCATTGTTTTTCAACGAACTCTATTGTAGTTGCCATGATTTTCTAAAACCTTTAAATTTTTTTCTGCTTTTTGGATTAAATTGGTATACTTACTACGTTTTTTCATGCCTTGTTGTAAAGCCAAAGGCTTACATCTTTCAGTATACAGTATTCCATTCAAATGGTCAAGCTCATGTAGAAAACATCTTGCAGACATACCATTAAAGGTCGACTTCCTAACTTCTCCGTTATAATCTTGGTATTCAACATCTATTTCTGCCGGTCTGGTGACATATAGTGCCAAAAGTGGAAATGATAAACATCCTTCAGCTGTATGTGCTTCACCTCTTGTTGCAATCACTTTAGGATTATAAAATGCCACATAATTATCTTCAGCGCCCATAACAAATACTCTATGTTTAAATCCACATTGGTTGGCAGATAAACCAAAGCCTTTATTTGCTTTACACGTTTCTACCAATGATGAAGCAAATTGATTTGGGTTTACAGGAGGATTTTCAAAATCAAACTCAGGTAATACTTCTTTTAAGATTGGATCTTTTTCAGAAACCAATTTAAATGTTTCTATATTTTGTGGAACTACAGGTGCTGGTTTTGGTTGTAATGCTTCTTCGGTATTAAACCGGATTATTTCGTCACTCATGATGATATCCTATTTAAATAATTTTCAAATAAATCTTTTTTGTTTTCATAAATTCCTAAACCATTGTTACAGGGAACACATAAAATGCCACGATATTTACCAGTAATATGGTCATGGTCAACTTGTGGATTATTCATTTCTTTTTGGCAAATTAAACACTTACTATTTTGTTTTTTTAATTCTTCCAAATATTTTGAATAAGTCATATCAATAATCCCACGTCCTTTCCATTGTTTTTCACTTATAGTATGTCGATTTTCTTCTCTCCACTTTTTTCTATATTCTTCGTGTTTTTTATATTGTTCTTTATAATAATCAGGATTTTGAATTAATCTTTTTTTTCGGTGCTCTTTACCTTGTTCAATAAGCTTTTCTTTATTCTTTTCAGCATAAAGTTTCATGTAATCTGGATGGCTTCTTTCTGGTAAGTCGTTATATAGTTTTTTTCTAGGCATTTTAAACTCCAAAGTTATTTCTTTTATTTATAATAAATAAACACCTAAACTTATTTTTCTATTTGACTAAAATTGTTGACCTTTTTGAAACGGATCACGCTTCGGAACTTATCAAATAATTGGTCGCCTTTATGTGAGATAACAAATACGTTTGTATCTTTATCCATATCATAAATCAATTTCAAAAACTCATCTGTACCAACTGTATCTAAACTACTATCAAACACTTCATCTAATATCAAAAGATTTGTATTAGTTGA